GGGATTCACCACCACCAGCGGTCAGAATAGAAGCGTTACTGGGGGATCAAAGGATGCAATAGCGCAAAGTAGGTGGCGAAGATAGTGCCTACTCCTTGAACGACTGTCGGGTTCTGTGGCTCCATATAGGGAAAACAGTTGAAGGCGAACCAGGTGGGCTAGGTTCGTCCACCAAACGGGAATGTTACTTATATACAACAGAAATTAATAAGAAGTAAGAAAAACCCTAATACGATAAAAAAAGCTTGTTAACTAAAGAAAACTTTAGTAAATTCTTAATTACGGTGCTTTACCGTGATAAACAAGGAAATAAAAATGACTAAATTACCATTCCCAGCTAACTGCCCAGTAGTAGTTGTTTTATCTATGCGTGAAGGTTATGAGTTTGCAAATCTTGACAAAGCTAAAAAAGTTTACCCTGACCTTGATCCTGACGTAAACGGCAAAAACTTTACATGGGCAATGCACGATAAAGTTAATGGTCAACCAGCTATGCGTTTTGAAAGCTGGGCGGCTGAAGCAATTTTTTCAAGATAATTATATGAACTATTTAAGCGTATGTAGCGGTATAGAAGCCGCTACCGTTGCTTGGCATGATTTAGGTTGGAAACCTTTGGGGTTTAGTGAAATTGAAAAATTTCCTAGTGAAGTGCTTGCCCATTATTATCCAAATACCCCAAATCTAGGGGATATGACCAAATACAAGGAGTGGGATTTTGGAACAAACCGATTGGATTTACTCGTTGGGGGAACCCCATGTCAAAGTTTCAGCGTTGCTGGATTGCGAAAAGGGCTTGATGACCCAAGGGGAAACCTTGCCCTTACCTATGTTGGAATTCTTGACAAGTTTAGACCCAAGTGGTGCATATGGGAAAACGTGCCAGGTGTCCTCAGTTCAGGCGGTGGACGGGATTTTGGTGCCTTCCTTGGGGCGTTGGGCGAACTCGGGTATGGGTGGGCATACAGGGTGCTTGATGCTCAATACTTTGGAGTACCCCAAAGACGCAGACGAGTGTTTGTTGTCGGATGTCTTGGAAATTGGAAGTCTGCCGCAGAAGTATTATTTGACCCCCACAGCTTGTCAGGGAATACTAAGAAGGGCAGAAAAGCGAGGGAAAGAGTTACCTACCCTATTGCGGACAGCGTTGGAACATTGTGTGCAAGAGATTACAAAGGAGTCAATTCAGACGATGCCGCAGGGGGGGGGGGGAAACTAATAATGACTGAAAAGGTAGCACCAACCTTACAAACAAGTTGTAATGATTACAGTAGAGCAGATGGATTTACTATGATGGTTTACGAAAACCACCCAAGCGATAGCAGAGTTAAAGAAATGGGTGATGTTTGTCAAACTGTTACTAGCAGTTGGGGAACAGGGGGGGGGAATGTGCCATTTGTACAAAAAGCCTATAGCATAAGAGAAGATGCTACTGCAAACAATTTTAGTGCGACAGCATTGAAAGTTACTCCAGCGCTGCAAGCATTAAGACCATCTGTGCAAAGCCACCATGCTCAAACATTTATTGCGCAAGGATTTGATGCTTATAACAATTCTGTTACTGGCAATGTTTCTAAAACTTTAGATACTGGTGCTGATTATCACCATGTACCCAATGTATATAGCCCAACAATGGCGGTACGCAGACTTACTCCAACAGAATGTGAACGCCTTCAAGGTTTCCCCGACAATTACACCAATATTAAAGAAAATTGCCCTGATGGCCCAAGATACAAAGCCCTTGGCAATTCAATGGCGGTGCCAGTTATGAAATGGATTGGCGAAAGAATTGAAAATGTTTGACACTTTTTGGAAACTATATCCTAGGAAGGTGGCTAAACGTGCCGCCCTGGGGGCATTTAATCGCCTGACTAAAGATGAACAATCCCAGGCCGTAGAAGCCATTGAACAACACATAGCGTACTGGAAATTAAAAGGTACTGAAATGGATTTCATATGCCATGCCAGTACGTGGTTGCACCAGGGCAGATGGGAAGATATTTTAGATATGACCCCAAAAGAACTAAAGCGCCCTTCATTACCTTGGTATAGTAATGATGAACTAACATTGGCCAAAGGCCAGGAACTAGGACTTCAAGCTTATGCTGGGGAATCAATGGCCCAATACCGACAACGAATCAGCCAAGCAATTGGAAAGGCATCGGTGTGAAATCAGACAATTGCTTATTTACCGTGCCAAGCTTGGGCTTACCGGTTTTAGGGGTTATTTTGCTAATCCTCATTTTGACAAACGCCGAGAGCAAATTGCTGGCGATCTTTACGACCAATGGAAAAAAGGCAACCGCGGACAAAAAGGGGATTGGCAATGATTGAATTTTTAATAATTATTTTATTAATTGCCGGCATATTTTTTTGGGCCGCAATCTTTTTTGAAATTTTAAAACTTTGGACGAAAAAATGAATAATCAATGTTTATATGTTGCTTGTTCTCGTTGCGGTCAAATATTAAAAAAACTAACAAAAAAAGAAATATCGGATATTAGGGATAAATATTTAAGCCCGCAAGATTGTGATATTTATACTTTTGCAAAAGCTATATTAGAAAAGGCACAAAACAATGAAAGCTGATACACGTGTAGTTGACCCAAATGATTGTGTAGATTATTTATATGAATTTGCTCCGGAATATGCAAAAGCCAAGGGTGAGTTAGCAGAGTTGGAGTGTTATAAAAATAGTTTAAAAAGTATCAAAATGAAGCAGTCATCCGAACAAAGTTTGGGTGCCCAGGAACGTGAAGCTTACGCCAGCCAAGATTATCAAGATTTATGCAAAGCAATTGGTGCGGCCACATACAAAACCGAAATGTGGAAATACAGATTGGAAAGTGCCAAGTTGCGGTTTGAAGCGTGGCGCACTCAAGAAGCAAGCAACCGTAACCTTGAAAGGCTTACTAAATGAATGATCCAGTAACATATTTGTTAATACTAGATAAATTAATTCGCCAGTTTTATGAAAATTTTAATATTGGCAATTACCACCGGGCGCATGAAATAGCCGTAAATATTACTGACGTTGCCCAACAATTAGAAGATGTAATTAAAAAAGTGCGTGATGCCAAACTTAATTGAACTATCCCCAGCCGAAATACAAATGGCATCGTTTGTAGGGTGCCAAAGAACCGTTCAATGCCTTCAAAATGGCTCTAAGCATAGATATGGTGCCAAAGACACGGAAACGTGGCAGATGACGATTGAAGGGGCTTTAGCGGAGTGCGCCCTGGCAAAGCACCTTGGCTTATTTTGGTCAAAAGGAACCCCCGGCGCAACTGACGTAGGCCCCCATGATGTTAGGCAAACACACGACCATTCGTATTCCCTAATCATTCATCCTACTGACGATGATAATAGAAGGTTCTACCTAGTAACAGGCATTTTGGGTAAATATGTTGTACGTGGCTATTTGTATGGAAAAGATGCTAAACGCCAAGAATGGTGGCGTGACCCTACTAAAAAGAATAGGTTTGCTTATTTTGTGCCGCAATCTGCTTTAATAGATGACAGTATTCAAATAACTACACCACCTACAAAAGTAAAAGATTGGCTTGATGACTAAGGATGAGAAAAAACGTCTTGGAAAAATTGCAGACCTTGGGTGTTCCTTGTGTCGGCACCAAGGCAACGAAGGTACGCCAGCGGAATTACATCACATTAGACGAGGTGGCATACGAAGCCGCAGTCCTATTATTCCGTTGTGTCCCTTTCACCATCGAGGAGCAAATACCAGTATTCATACCGGCCGCAAATGGTTTGAAAAACATTACGGCATCACGGAAGAAGAACTACTTGAACAAACAAAGGCATTATTGAATGAGTAGTTGGCTAATCATCCTTACAGGGTTAATTTATGCGTATATATCAATTGAACAATTGGCTAAAGGAAATCTTGGATTGGCTATCACGTATTTTGGATATGCTCTTGGCAATGTTGGGCTGTATATGATGGCTAAATAATTACAATTCCAAAGGATCAAGACCCAGTTCTTGAGCCACAATAGAACACCTAGTTCTGAACTGTTTAGAATGATGTGCCCATTTTTCACCTTTTTGGCTATGAAAACTGCAATGTGTCATTTCATGGCACATGACCCTAATAACTGTAATCATGTGGCCGCATAAAGCAGATGAAATAGTAATGGTATGTTCATAATCATCGCCGGTATCATACATATAGTAGCCATACGCATTTTTATCATGCTTATCTACTACAAAATCAATTTCTTCAGGCAAAGGCATTTTCCATTTAGTAAATGGATATACACAATACAACGTACTGTATAAATTGCGTAACACGTCAGACGTCAGCCTCATTTCCAACTAATCCATTCTTTGTTTAAATTCTTTTGTTTACGGTTAACATAAACCGGCATACTAAATGTCAATCCATGGTCAGGATGCGTAAGCCACAAAGCCTGGCGTGGCGGCTCAAATCCAAAGTTATTGGCATAAGCGTATTCATCGTATCCTTTAAGACTACCGTTAACTATTAAGCGTTCTAGCTGAATAAGTTGGTGCCAATGCCCCAGTAGCATGGTGTCGTATTCCATGTCAATTTGGGCGTTCCTAGACCGTTTGCGGTGGTCACCACGAATGATTGGCCCTAAAGCACCAATGACACCGTCACCCCCACGAAATTGATCCCCATGTGTAAGAAGATATTTGTGTCCGTAGATGGAATAATAAGCATCGGAGCCGTCAGGAATATGGAATTGAACACGTTTGTCACTTTCAAATCTTTTGTTTAGGAATTGATAGAGTAACCAATCAAAAGAGGTAAAGTTACGGCCTTTAGCCCTGATTTTGTGCGTGTTGCGCCCATGATTGCCACTTACGCACGGAATAAAGACATTTCCAAATTCATTAGCTAAAGTTTCAATACACCAGGTCAATATGCCAAACAAATCCAATACAGTTGGCATAATTTCCATTGAGTTGGTAGCCATCAATTCTTCATGAATATCGCCTGAAACCATGTCCCCACCTAAAACAAACACTATTCCAGGATAATCTGTATGGGCTACATGGTTTTTAAGTAGGTCAACAGTCTTTTCAATCATGACCCTAGCACGGTCTTGGGCTATGGCTACGTTGTATTCGTTAACATTATTTATTTGGTTGGGATCAACCACTTCACCCCAATGCCAATCTGATGCAAATAGGGTGGGAACGCCAGCACTTTTTTTACCTTTTGCTGGTTTGAGTAACCAATGTGGAATTGTTGGCTTAGATTGTGAAAGATTTAAAATAACCTTTTTAATATATTCAGCGGTTAAAGTTTGTTCTTCTTGGGCATTAATGCTGGCTTCTAATTGCCGTATTTTGTCCAATGCTTCTAATAGTTCGCTTTTATCTTTATTCATAACTAACACGGTTGGCTGAACGCCAGCCAAATTTGCACAATTAAGCCTATTAATATAAGTATTTTGATTAATTTTTAATAGTTTTGCGGCTTCAACTTTATTGCCAGTTTTGGCATAAGCGTTTATTGCTTCTTGCATTTGCTCTTTAGACAATCCGGGGTTAGCCATAATTTACCTTTTTTTAGTTTCATGCAATACTAACAAAACCTAATTACAAATCAATTACTTACAAATGACAACCATTAAATTACCCTACCCACCATCGGTTAATACTTATTGGCGTAATTTTCGTGGTCATACGGTATTAAGTAAAGCTGGCCGTGATTTTAAAACGGCAGTAGCAGAATGTGTAATAGCACAAAATGTTCCTAAATTTGGCGGCAAACGGTTAGAAGTGACATTGTGGCTATATCCACGGTCAAAGATAGTCACCGACCTAGATAATCGCTTAAAAGCCGTTTTAGACGGTTTGGAAGATGCGGGCGTTTATGACAATGACGGGCAGATTGATGTGCTTATGATTCAACGTGGTGAAATAAAAAAAGGCGGCGGCGTTGATGTAATGATAGAAGTCTTATAAAATAAGACATGGCAGATAATTTTAATCGTAACAAAAATGGCATATTAGATACTGCTGGCCGGTCTAATAATATAGAACGCATGATGCGTGAAACTGGGTATCAAGGTTACTTTAATCAAAATACCGAAGTTGGTATATCTTTTGAGCCTTAAAAAGTTTGAGAATATTCACGTGAATAGTTGACAAGGTAGTAAAATAGACGAAAATGTAGTTTGTTATACCCCATCACATAGGAGAACTAATCATGGGCAAAATGGATTCAATGAAGGGCGTACTTTCAACAACTGGCGCAACCCCACCAAAAGGTGCTGATTCTTCAGATACAACTGGCGAACGCATGGGCAAATTAGTCAATGGCGTAGCTATGGGCAAAGAAGATATGACCGGCGCAGACAAATTATTCAACACAGGCCGTACTGCTGGTGTGTGTTATACACATACACGTGAAGCCTACAAATGTGTTGACGATAACTGCTAATCATGCCATTTACTGCTGATTTAAACCCCAAAACCAAAGGTATGGAATTGGGCGATATGCTAAAGATGGATTATGAAATGGCTAGAAAAAAATACTATGATGATGCTATGGTTAATAAAAAGCCAGCCGCACCAATCAAAAGTAGCGCATTTGACCCTGGCGTTCCATTCAAATTTGGCAACAACTATCAATCAGAAGATTAAAGCGAAAACCCCACTAGCACGTGAAACTAGCGGGGCTTTCTAACCACCACAATAATCGGAAATTGTAATGGCTGATGTAGATTTTATACTCAAACCCCTGGCTGACAAAATAATTGTCAAGCCAGATGTTCGTGCTTTAAGTTCAGTAATCATTGTGAATAATAGGGAATACGACAATATGGGCACGGTAGTAGCCGTAGGGCCTGGAAAGCGCATAAATGGCCGCCGACAGGATATGCCGGTACAAGTAGGCGAATACGTCAGGTTTGGCACTATGAGTGACAACTCCAAGGATGAATACCTAAAATATCAAGAATACTTTACTAACGGTGAACGTTATCTGATAATGTCATGGCAAGACGTATGCTTTATAACTGAAAAGGAACTAGCAAATGGCAACTAAACTTGGCTTGTATGCCAACATTCATGCAAAGCAAGAACGCATTGAAAGAGAAAAATCTAGCGGCGGTAAGGTAGAGCATATGCGTAAGCCTGGTAGCAAAGGCGCACCAACTGCTAAAGCGTTTAAAGAATCAGCAAAGACGGCTAAAAAATGATTAAACGAATACTTGAGTGGATGATGAATGTATTTGAGCCAGCCCCATTAATTCCACCATTTCCGCTTCAACATAAACGGCCCCAAGTTAAAAAGGCCACAACACGAAAGACCACTATGCCACTTAAAAAGTCAGCCAGCCCTAAAGCATTTAAAGAAAACATTAAGGCAGAAGTAAAAGCTGGTAAGCCAGTAAAGCAAGCCGTAGCTATTGCTTATGCTGAAAAACGTCAAGCAACCACGAAAGGAAAAAAATGATTATCAATTTTGGCGATATGACAATCCAAGAAGCCCAAGTAGTCCTAGCTGGCTTAAAAAAGCTTCCTATGGAAGTAGTAGAATCACTACATAACAAACTATTGGCTATGGCTAATGAGCAGTTCTTAGCCCAGCAACCCCAGGTTAATCCTGATGACATTACTGTAACCAAGGCCGCAGAATGACAACTCCAAACGTATATTTGCCTTATCCGTGCCCCCAAAACACAACTGAACTGCTAGATGACATTAATGCGCTAATAGCCCAATCATGTGTACCTACATCACTATTGAACCTAGTAACGGCTATTGAACAATCACCAGAGGTACAAGCAGACATAGACCAGATAGAGGCAAACATGGACACAACGGCTGATGAATAACACTATCAACGTAAACCCTGATGAAGCCACCTTTACTGCTAATCCAGTAGGTAGGCCATCCACTTATGACCCATCGTATTGCGATAAGGTTATAGAACTGGGTAAGCTTGGTAAGTCATTTGAACAAATGTCAGCGCAACTCAATGTTTCATATAGAACTTTATGCAATTGGCGTGATACTCATGAAGAATTTTTTCATGCCTTGGAAGATGCCCATGCACTTTCTATGTCTTGGTGGGAAGAACAAGCCCAATCCTATATGCTTGAACACAAGGATGGGGAACGTTTGAACTCTAGCTTGTGGTCACGGTCTATGGCGGCACGATTTCCTAGAAAGTATTCTGAACGGGTTAAACAAGAAATTAGCGGCCCTGATGGCACCCAGCTAAAGACAGGCTTCATCCTAACGTTTGAAGAACCATCCAATGGCAACGATTCAGGAAGCTAAAGCCAGGGCAAAGTTTCCGGCAAAACTAAAATGTTTATTTGAACCAGCCAAGGCACGTTACCGTGTGCTTTATGGTGGGCGTGGTGGTTCTAAGTCTTGGAACATAGCCAGGGCATTACTGCTCAAGGGATGTGAAAAAACCATTAGGGTGCTATGCGCCCGTGAATACCAAACCAGTATTAAAGATTCCGTACATAAACTGCTATGCGACCAAATCTTTAATCTAGGGATTGAAGCCCATTATGAAATCACAGAACGGTCAATTAAAGGCATAAACGGTACAGAGTTCATATTTGTAGGTATTAAGAACAATACAAACAACGTCAAATCCATTGAGGGCATAGACTTTGCGTGGGTAGAAGAAGCCCAATCTGTAAGCCCCAATAGCTGGAACGTGCTAGTTCCTACAATCCGTAAAACAGATTCTGAAATATGGATTAGCTTTAACCCTGAACTGCCAACTGATGAAACGTGGAAGCGGTTCGTACTTAGCCCACCTGAAAACTCAGTAGTTCAGAAAATCAACTGGTCAGATAACCCTTACTTTCCTAAAGTATTAGATTTAGAACGCCGTGCCCTCAAGGGTAGGGATATAGAAGCCTATAACAACGTATGGGAAGGTATTCCACGTCAGACGATAGATGGTGCCATATTTGCTAAAGAAGTCACTATGGCTGATTTAGAAGGGCGCATATGCAACGTGCCATACGATGCTACCAAACCAGTTCATGCAATTTTTGACCTTGGTTGGGCCGATAGTACGGCCTGTTGGCTACTGCAATTTATTGGCCAAGAAACACGACTGATACGTTATTTTGAGGATAGCCAGCAAACCATGTCTTATTACATGGCAAAGCTACAATCTTTTGGCTACTTGTACGACACAATTTGGTTGCCGCACGATGCTAAAGCAAAGTCATTAGGTACTGGCAAATCCATCGAAGAAATTGTTAGGGCTACCGGCATGAAAGTGCAAATCCTTGACCGTGTGCCAGTTGCAGATAGTATTAACGCCGCCAGAACAATATTCAATAAATGCTATTTCGATAGGCAAAATACTGAAGAAGGCTTACAATGCCTTAGACACTATCGGTATGATGTTGACCCTGAAACGAAAATGTTTAGTGCCAAGCCACTACATGATGAATATTCGCACGGGGCTGATGCTTTCCGATATATTGGTTTAATGATTAATGAGCCTAAAAAAGCCCAAGTTCAAAAGGGTTATAGGGCACCAGCAAGTTGGATGGGATAAATATGGCTGACACATACGATGAAAAAGTTTACTACGGCAATGCTGATGGTGACCCAAGGATTTCAGAAGCAATTGAGTTCTTAAGACAAGCCGCAGAAGCCGATACTACTAATCGTGCAGAAGCCCTAGATGACGTAAAGTTTGCCGCTGGTGACCAATGGCCAGTTGAAATTCAAAATAGCCGTAACCTTGAAGCTAGGCCATGCCTAACCATCAATAAAGTTGATGCGTATGTAAGACAGATTACCAACCAGCAACGCCAGCAACGCCCACGTATCAAGTGCCAAGGCATGAACAATGAAACTGATGCCAAGATGGCTGAAATCATTACAGGGATATGCCGCCATGTGGAAGTCAATTCAAATGCTGACCATGCGTACGATACTGCGTACGACTTTGCCGTTCGTATGGGTTGGGGTTATTGGCGTGTCACTACTGATTATGTACGTCCTGATTCTTTTGACCAGGAAATTTATATTAAGCCAATTGATAATCCATTCACCGTTTACTTTGACCCTAATTCAGTAGCCCCTGATGGTTCTGATGCAGAGAAATGCCTAGTAACCGTAGTAATGGCTAAAGAAAACTTTAGAAAGATGTACCCAGGCAAAGATGATGGCGGTAACTTTTCTGCACGTGGTACTGGCGATTCCAATAGCGAATGGGTAACTAAGCACGATATTCGCATTGCAGAATACTTTTACACACGGATTGAAAGCACTTACTTAGTTCTGTTATCTGATGGCACAAGCGCATATGAAGATGAATTACCATTTGCTGATGCTATGGAATTGGCTGGCGTATATGAAGTAAGCCGCCGCAAAACCTTTAGAAAATCTATCAAATGGTGCAAAGTCACCGCAATGGAAGTGCTAGAAGAAGGCACTTGGGCTGGTAAATACATCCCAATCGTGCCAACTTACGGTCAACAATGCGTAGTAGATAACAAGCGTAAGAAGTTTGGCTTGGTTCGTATGGCTAAAGACCCACAACGGATGTATAACTTCTGGCAAACATCCATGACTGAATCAGTAGCCCTAGCACCACGGGCTAAATGGATCATGGCTGAAGGTCAGGATGAAGGGCACGAACAAGAGTGGGCTAGTGCAAACAATACGTCTTATGCGTATTTACGTTACAAAATGACTGATATTAACGGTCAACCAGCACCACCCCCAATTCGTCAAACCCCTGAACAACCACCGGCCGCAATCATGGCGGCGGCGCAGTCAATCACCCAAGACTTACAAGCCGTAGTAGGCATATTTGATCCTAATCAATTGCCACAAGGCAACATTAGCGGCAAAGCATTGCAAGGCCAACAAAGTCAGATTGATATGACTAACTTCCATTATTACGACAATTTGACACGTTCAATTGCCCATACTGGACGTATCATCCTTGACCTTATCCCTAAAATTTATAGCGCAGAACGTGTTATGAGGATTATTGGGGATGACGGCAAACCTGAATTAGTCACAATTAACCAAAAAACAGGCCAACAAGATGAAAACGGTATTGAGCAAGTGCTTAATAACGTAACCATTGGTGAATATGACGTAGTAATGGAAACTGGCCCTGGTTACAACACCAAACGCCAAGAAGCAGTTGATTCCATGATGACCCTATTGGCCGCTGACCCAGCCCTGATGCAACAAGCTGGTGACCTAATCTTTAGAAATATGGACTTCCCAGGTGCTGAAGTTATTGCTGACCGCCTAGCCGCAGTCAATCCATTAGCCCAAATTGACGATAAATCAGAAATTCCCCCACAAGTTCAAATGCAATTGGCTAATAGCCAGAAGCAAATGGAACAAATGAGCCAGCAAATCCAGCAATTACAGATGATGATTAAAAACCGTCAAGACGTGGAACAAGTACGTCAAGTTGGGGAAGATAGACGTGCAGTATTGGATGCAGAAGTTCGTATGCGTGACCAAAATACACGTTCTGTAACTACCCAAAACAAGACTGAAATTGATGCGTTGATGCAATTAATCCTTGGCCATATGGATACGGCACGTTTAGAACGTGAAATCCAAGCCAGAAATAAAGAACAGTATGGTGTTATGACCCAGGCAACACAAAGCATTGAAGATAATATGCAACAAATGTTGCCCCAGCCAGCACAACAACCTATGCAGTAATGTTGCAAAACACTAGATATAGTATTAAGATAACTACACAACACTACCTATGGTGTTATTCATAGGGTTAATTCTTGAGGATTTCTCATGTCAGAAGCACAAGTAGTAGAAGTAACTGACCAACCAAAACAGGCTGGAACAGTAGTAACAAGTGAAAATTTAGCGGATTTTAATGCTAATAAATTAGGTTTAGCTTTCGAAGAAAGCCCAACTGAGGCTACTGTTGAGGAAACTCCAGTAGAGCCAGCGGCAGAAAAAGGACAGAGTGAACCTGAATTGGCGAAGGATGAAGCGACCGAAACAGAAGAAAAGAAGCAAAACCCAAAGTTAGAAAAGCGATTTTCTGAACTGACCAAAGCACGTAAAGAAGCAGAAGCAAAAGTTAAAGAACTTGAAAGTCAATTGGCGGCAAAAGAAAGCTTTAGGACACCTAATCAGGAACCTGAAAGCAATCGAAAGCCATCACCAGATGATTTTAAAGATGCTTTTGAATACGCTGAAGCACTAGCTGAATGGTCAACAGAACAAGCATTAGCAAAACGTGAACAGGAAGTAAAGCAGAAGGAAATTGAAGCTAAACGTGACACGGTCATTAAGACCTGGCAACAAAAGCTTGAAGTTACTAAAGCAGAATTACCTGATTACGATGATATGGTGGCATCAAGCACGGTCATGGTAAATGACACAGTACGTGATGCGATCCTTGAAAGCGATGTAGGCCCAAGAATCCTATATGAACTAGCAAGTGATGACGAAATGGCTGAAAAGCTTTCCACTATGACTACTGCAAGTGCTTTAAAATTGATTGGGAAGCTGGAAGGACAGTTTGAAAAGACTGAAGAACCAGTTAAAGCTGAAAGAAAATCTGTTGCGGCGAAGTCTAATGCACCTGAACCGATCCGACCTTTAAGATCAACTGGTGGCGTTGCAGATGTTGCGATGGATGGTGACAAACTATCATTTCAACAATGGAAAGCTGGCCGACTTGCTGGGAAGATTAGATAAGGTTAAACCTAATTTAATTTTAAGGAAATATCATGTCAAATAATTTATTGACTATTAGTAAAATCACCAACGAAGCGTTGATGGTTCTTGAAAACGAACTAACCTTTACTGGTGAAGTTGACCGTAACTATGATGACCAGTTCGCAGTAGTTGGCGCAAAAATTGGCCAAACTGTAAACGTACGCCGTCCAGGCCGCTTTATCGGTACAACTGGCCCAGCCCTGAACGTTGAAGATTTCAACGAAACTTCAGTTCCTGTAACATTGTCAACACAATTCCACGTTGATACACAGTTCACTACACAAGACTTGGCATTAAGCCTTGATATGTTTAGCGACCGTGTATTGAAACCAGCAATTGCAACTATTGCTAACAAAATGGATCGTGATGGCCTAGTAATGGCTAAGAACAACACCGCAAACATCGTTGGTACCGCTGGTACTGCGCCTACCGGTTTGATTACTTACCTGACTGCCGCCGCTTACCTTGATTCTGAAGGTGCTCCACGTGATGGCCGCCGTTCTGTAATCGTTGAGCCATTTACATCTGCAACTATCGTTGATAGCTTAAAAGGTTTGTTTGTTCCAACTGCACAGATTTCTAGCCAATATACAAAAGGCTTGATGGGCCGTGATTCAGGTGGTATGAACTGGCGTATGGATCAGAACGTTGTTTCACAAACATTCGGTTCTTATGCTTCTGCAACATTGTCATGCAACGTAACAACTGCAACTGGCTTCCTAACAAGTGGTTGGGCTTATTCAAGCGCAATTACTGTTGGTGCTACATCTGCGGCCGCTACATTAAACCAAGGTGATACATTTACTATCGCTGGCGTTTATGCAGTTAACCCACAAAACCGTCAGACTTATGGCAACAAACTGCGTTCATTCGTAGTTCAATCCACAACTGCAATTGGTTCTGGTGGTACTGCTACTGTTACTGTTGTTCCAGCCGTTATCACCGCTGGCCAGTTCCAAAACGTAAGCATCACATCAACTGGTTCACAGACTGTTACTCCGTTTAATAACACCGGTACAGTATCTGCACAGAACATTTTGATGCACCGCAATGCGTTTACATTGGCTTGTGCTGACTTGGAATTGCCAGAAGGCGTTCATTTCGCTGGCCGTGCAAGCGACAAGGAAATCGGTCTTTCAATGCGTGTCGTACGTCAATACACCATCAACAACGATAGTATTCCTACTCGTTTAGATGTTCTGTATGGCTGGGCACCTTTGTACCCTGAACTTGCTTGCCGTATCGCATCGTAATTAATCGTAGGGGGAAACCCCTACTTTTTAACTTAATTTAAGGAAATAAAATCATGGCAAATCCAGGCCCAGCAACAACCGTAGCAAATCACCCATCGAATTTAACAAGCAACCAAGCTATTCGCTTAATTGCTTCTTTTCAGGGTGTAAACCTTAACGCAACTGGCGATACCGTATTAGCAGTTAACAACACAACTAGCTATTCTGTATCTAACGTTATCGTTACTAATGCTTCTACTAGCTTAACAACTGCCGCCGCCGGTGTATTCCCAGCACCATCTGCTGGTGGAACTGCAATTGTTGCTAATGCCGCATTATCAGCTTGTACCGGTGCAACCGTAGTTAGCCAACGTACTGTTGCTTCTACTGCCGCACAAACTACCCAAAATATTTATTTCAACGTTGCTACTGCACAAGGTGCCGCCGCTACTGCTGACGTATTTGTTTACGGTTACGACTTAACTTTCCTACCTTAATAGGGAATAGGAAATAGTGAGGAAAGCCACCCCCATAAAGGGTGGTTTTTTTCGCTTTTACGCTTATAATTAATTATCCTAACTTAAAGGAAATATCATGCCATCAACTACTATCGGCCGTGGAAATTTATTGTCAACAACCATTATTGGCCCATCACTTACTCCAGCCGCAACTGCTTCATACACAAGCGCAGTTCAAACATTTAACGTTCCTGGTTTGCTAACAACTGATGCTATTCAAGCAATTGGCGCAGTTGGCGCACAAACCGCTGGTATTGTTATGGGCGAATGTGATTGCTATACAAACGGCATTTTGTCAGTTCAATTTTTGAACGTGACCGCTTCTTCAGCTACTGCATCTGCTGGAACATATTATTTTATGGTCAGTCGTTTAGATGGCTCAGCACCTATTAATATGGCTTAAATCATGGCTACCACTAACGTATTACGTCCTATTGGCCCTACAACTGGAATTACAGTTGGAGCAAGTTCATCTACTGCGGTCACTATTAGTGCTTCAGGCAACAACCAAATGGACTATTGTGCGTTTTTGAATACTGCGGCTACTCCGGTGACAATTAATATTGCCCCGGTAGTAGGTGGAGTAGGTACCGCTGGTGCGGCAGTTGCACCTACCGGCACACCAACAAACACAGTAGTTTTAGGTATTTCTATGCAAATGCCAATGGTTATTGCCGTTCCACAAACGTTTTCAATTACTACTATTGGAACGTCAGGTACTTTATATGTAACGCCAGTTGGCGATCAGTCTTAAAGGATAAGCATGGCTAACCCATCGAATTCGGCGGTTCAAAACCTACTGCCGGTTCAGGCTTATTTCGATTTACAAGGCAACTTCCTAACCTTTATTGGTCAGGGAGTTCCTTTTTATGCAACGTTTAATCCTGTTCAATCAGGGTTAACCATTACCAATAGCACGATTAACAGTTCTATTATTGGCGGCACAACTCCAGCGGCTGGTTACTTTACAAACATTGCAACCAATACTGGAACAATAGCTACTAGCCCTTCAGCCAATACAGACATAACCAATAAACTGTATGTAGATACAGTAACCCAAGGACTTGGCCCTAAAGCGGCCTGTCAAGTTGGCACAACCATCAACATTACATTGTCAGGATTACAGACAATTGATGGTTACACAACCGTAGCTGGCGATAGAGTTTTGGTTAAAAACCAATCTGCTAGTCAATTTAATGGCATTTACATAGCATCCGCTACTACTTGGACACGTGCCGTAGATATGGATGTATGGGCAGAAGTGCCAGGTGCTTACACAATTATTTTAAATGGTAGTCAAGCTGGAACGGGTTGGGTTTGCACCGCAACAAAAGTTGGAACAATTGATGTAACGACAATGCCTTGGGTTCAGTTTTCCGTACTGAATACTTATTACGCTGGCACAGGGTTAACCCTAGCTTCTAATACATTTAGCATTACTCCAGTTGGAACTGCTGGAACTTATGGTTCTGCTAGTTCTGTTCCTGTATTGGTTACTAATGCCAGCGGTCAAATTACTGGCGTTACCAACACAACAATTGGAATTGCCAATACCCAAGTTTCAGGGCTTGGCACAATGTCCACCCAAAACGCTAATAACGTAGCAATTACTGGTGGAACTATTACAGGAACGCCCATAAGCGGGTCAACTGTTGGTGGTAGTACCATTACGGCATCTAGTCAATTTAGCGGCCCTGGCACGGGTTTAACGGGTACTGCAACGTCTTTATCCATCGGTGGAAATGCCGCTACTGCAACATCCGCAACATCGGCTGGAAGTGTAACGAATAGCGTGACATTTAATAATGCTGGTGCTGGTGGTGCTTCAGGGTCAACTTTTAATGGTGGTTCTGCGTTAACTGTTTCATATAACACCATTGGCGCACCATCCATAACTGGTGCAAATGCTTCTGGAACATGGGGTATTAGTATTACTGGTAATGCCGCCACAGTAACAAATGGTGTTTATACCACCGGCAGTTACTCAAATCCTACATGGATTACATCAATTTCAGGTTCTATCGTAAGTGGTGCAGTTGCATCGGCAACCGCCGCCACTAATCTTTCAGGTGGTTTGGCTGGTTCTTTGCCTTACCAATCGGCTTTAAATACCACTACTTTTTTAGGTATTGGCTCTGCAAATTACGTATTGACTTCTAGCGGTACTGCGCCGCAATATGTAGCCCAATCTACCCTTGCAGTAGGTTCAGCAACAACTGCAACAACTGCAACTAATCTAGCTGGTGGTGCCGCAAGCCAAATTCCTTATCAAACTGGAAGCGGTGCAACATCTTTTATTGCTAATGGAACAACAGGCCAATTTTTAACTTCTAATGGTTCTAGTGCCCCTAGCTGGACAACTTCATCCGCTTCTGTAACTATTAGCGACCAAACTTCTAGCGCAAGCACGTTTTACCCTACATTTGTAAGCACTACTAGCGGTTCTGCAAGTTCTATTAATACCAGTTCTACCAAATTACAGTATGTGCCCTCTACTGGAACGTTTTCATCAACCGTATTTAGCGGTTCAGGCGCAAGTCTTACTAGCATCCCTAATGCCGCATTGGTCAATTCAAGTGTAACTATTGGCTCTACTGGTGTTGCTTTGGGCGCAACAGTTACCACTTTTGCTGGTCTTACAAGCGTTACTTCTACTACTTTTGTAGGTGCTTTAACTGGCAATGCTAGTTCAGCAACAACGGCCACAACCGCTACCAATGCTACCAATATTGCCATTACAGACAATACAAGTTCAGTTGCAACTTGGTATCCAACCATAGTTTCAACAACAACGGGTAATTTACCAGCAACTACAAGTTCAACAAAGCTATCTTTTGTGCCTTCAACTGGCGTTTTAAGTGCCACTAGTTTTACTGGTGCTGGAACGGGGTTAACTGGTACTGCTTCAAGTCTTTCTATTGGCGGCAATGCGGCCACGGCTACTTCTGCAACATCGGCAACTTCAGCAACTACTGCTACAAATATTGCTGGTGGGGCTAATTTACAAATACCTTATCAAACGGGTGCTGGCGCAACTTCATTTGTTGCCGCACCTACGCTTTCAAGCACTTATTTGTCATATAACGGCACTTCATTGGTATGGGCGGCATCCGCTGGGGTAGGAACAGTTACTTCCGTTGGCTTGTCTTTGCCTTCAATATTTACTGTTTCAGGCTCCCCAGTAACAACAACTGGCACTTTAACTGGCACTTTAGCAACGCAAACGGCGGCTACTGTATTTGCTGGGCCAGCAACTGGTGCGGCGGCAACACCTACATTTAGAGCATTAGTAGCCACCGATGTTCCTACATTAAATCAAAGCACAACCGGTTCAGCGGCTACTTTAACCACTCCTAGAGCCATTTACGGTAATAACTTTGATGGTTCAGCCGCACTTACCCAAATTATTGCTTCTACTTACGGTGGAACTGGTAACGGATTTACTAAATTTTCAGGTGCAACAACTGCCGAAAAAACATATACTTTACCTGATTCCAATGCGACTTTATTGTATTCAGGTGGCGCATTAGGCACTCCATCTAGCGGAACAGTAACTAACCTTACTGGTACGGCTTCAATTAATATTAACGGCACGGTGGGTGCTACAACGGCTTCTACGGGTGCTTTTACAACTGTTTCAGCTACTGGCGTAATTACATCAACCATTGCCACGGGAACTGCCCCATTTACAGTTACAAGCACAACCGCAGTAGCCAATTTATCTATTGGTGGCAATGCCGCAACTGCTACTAGCGCAACTACTGCAACTAACGTAGCTGGTGGAACAGTTGGGGCAATTCATTACCAATCAGCCGCTGGCGCAACGGCATTTTTAACTGGCAATACCACTACAACGCCTCAATTTGTAACTTCTACTGGTACTGGCACAGTTGCACAAGCACCAACTTTAACAAGTTCTACTGGTAGCGGAAGCGTAGTATTAGCCACAAGCCCTACATTAGTAACACCAGCTTTGGGTACTCCAGCAAGTGGCGTTCTAACTAATGCAACTGGATTGCCATTATCAACTGGTGTTACAGGCACTTTACCAGCCGCAAATGGTGGTACGGCTCAATCTACCTATGCAACTGGCGATACCATTTATGCTAGTGCCGTAAATACTTTATCTAAATTAACCATAGGCACTACTGGACAAGTATTAACGGTAGCTGGTGGTGTTCCTACTTGGGCTACTTCTTCAGGTGGCGGCGCAACCATTACTGGTACAACTACAACTGGCACTTATTACGTTGTAGGAACTACTTTAACTTCTGGAAGTTTATCCACGGCTTCTATTTCAAATACCAACGTGGTGTCTTATAATGCCAATACTGGTGCTTTATCAGCCGTTTCAATGGTTTCAAGTTCAGATGAACGATTAAAAACCGATTGGGAAGATTTACCAGTTGATTTTGTTAAAAATCTTGCTAATGTTAAACATGGTAATTTCACTAGAATTGCTAATGGAAACAAAGAAGTTGGAGTTTCAGCACAATCTTTACAGTCAGTATTGCCTAGATCAGTTCTAGCTAATGATGAAGGTATGTTGTCAGTTAATTATGGTAGTGCCGCATTAGTAGCCGCTATTGAATTGGCTAAACAAGTTATGGAATTAAAGCAAGAAATTGCACTATTAAAAGGAAATAAATAATGTCAATTACAACTTCAGGAACAACTTTAACGTTTTCCGCTGATTCATCTGCACAGACTACTGCGGCTTTAAATGGAATTCGTGGCCAAACTTTTGTCGCTAATGGAACATACACTATTCCAGTTGGCGTTACTGCTCTAAAAATTACAGTAGTTGGTGGCGGTGCTGGTGGAGCAAATGCAAGCGGAACTGCTAATCCTGGTAGTGGTGGTGGTAGTGGTGCAACGGCAATTAAATATTTAACTGGAGTAACCCCTGGAAACACATTAGCCGTAACAGTTGGCGCAGGCGGTGCTAATGGTGCTACTGGTGGTGTTGGCGGTTCTACAACTGTTGCTTCAGGCACACAATCTATTACAACCATTACAGGTGGCGGTGGTACTGGTGGTGGATCTAGTGCAAGTTCAATCGGTGGTGCTGGTGGAACGGCAACTAATGGAACTTTAAATATTTCTGGTGGTAGTGGTGGTTGTGGTGCTAACTATAATTCACCCCAAGGTGGTTCTGGTGGTAATGGCGGTTCAAGTAGTTTAGGAGGTGGCGGTAGCGGTGGATTTAATACTTCTTTAGCAAGCGCTGGATTAGCCTATGGTTCAGGTGGCGGCGGTGGCTCTTACGATGGCAGTGGTACTACAAATGGTGCTTCTGGTGCTGGTGGTGCAGTTATTATTGAATGGTAATTTAATATGACAACTCAAAATTATTTAATAGTAGAAGCTGATGTAGTAACTAATGTGTGCGTATGGGATGGTGACATCAATACATGGCAACCACCACTTGACGCAACAATGCTGATTAAAGCAGATACAAATGCTTTAATTTGGGAATCAAATTCAGATAACACAGATTATGTATTAGTTGAAGTTTTAGGTGCTGGTTCTATTGGATTTACTTGGAACACAACAACTCAAGTATTAACTACTGATCAACTTAAACCAGCAATACAAGCATAATGTTTACTTGGAAAATATTAGAAATGTATGCTGATGGCGATAAGCTAACTTCAGTTCGCTATCATTTATCCGTAACAGATGATACAAATACTGTCGAAACAGAAGGTAATCATACGTTTGAACCTGACACAGTAAACAAATCTTTAGCTGATATTGTCGAAGATGATATTGGCCTTTGGATTGAAAAAGATACTACCCAAAAAGGGGTATGCCATATAAAATTAAGCATACAAAATCAATTAAAAGCTTTAGGAAATTCACAAAAAGTTGATTTTCCCTGGGTAGAAACATTTACGGTGGAATAAATTATGGCCCAGCCAATTGATATTATTAGTGGTGCCCTTAAAGATATTGGCGCATTAGCGGCTGGTGAAACGCCAACCGCAGATGCGGCACAAGATGCTTTAGCTATGTTAAACCTTATCGTTGACCAATGGTCTAACGAAAATATGATGGTTTTTAACATTCAAGAAATTATATGGAATGTAGTGCCAGGTCAGGTTCAATACACTATTGGCCCTAATCACACAACTGCAAACTTTATTGGGGCGCAATATACAGGCTCAATTGCTGGTAACGTTTTAACCGTAACTGCCATAACAACTGGCGCAGTAGTGGTAAATCAATATTTAAGCGGTTCAGGAATTACTGATGGAACCCAAATTATTTCAACTTTGACCGGTGCTGGCGGTAACGTCAACGAAGTAGGAACGTATTTACTCAATAAGACCTATGCAAGCCCAGTATCTTCACAATTGTTTCAAGCTTATTATTCAAAGCCATTAAACATCAATTCTGCCTACGTGCGGATTGCTACTAGCCAAAGCGGTAGCCCAGTATTAAATGGCGGTATTGACTATCCAATAGCTTGTATTTCGCTAGATAACTACAATTCCATTGGTCTAAAAACGCTTAACGGCCCTTGGCCAAAAGCACTTTATTTCAATGCTAATGAAGATTCAGGCAACGTATTTTTATGGCCAAACCCAAGTCAAGGTGAAATCCATATGTTTGCTGAAACTTTATTTAGAAATTACACATCCTTGACCGATGATGCAACCTTGCCCCAAGGCTATACGGCGGCATTACGCTGGTGTTTAGCTGAACGACTAATGCCTATGTATGGCAAAGTTAACCCAGTATTGTTGGCACAAATTAGTCAGTTTGCGGCGCAATCTAAAGCTACATTAAAAAGCACAAACATGGCACCTATGCGTGTTTCACGTTATCAAGATGCTTTATTAATGAGTAGAGCAAAAGATGCTGGCTGGATTCTAACTGGCGGCTTTACACAATAAGGACTTTATATGGCTTCTACTACATTTGTTGATAATCAAACCATTATTTATGCGGCATGGCTAAATGATGTAAATAATGCCGTTTATAACGGTGTATTTCAAGCAAGCACTATTTCGCCAACAACAGTCAATTGTTCAAACATTACTGCTACTAATGCAACATTTACTACTGCCACTATTGGAAATTTAGTTGGAAGTTTAGGCAATGGTTTTACTATTAGCACTTCTGCTTCAAAATTGTATTTTGCCTATAACGGAACCAATATTGCATCATTAGACACATCCGGAAACTTTAGAACATTAGTATCTACAATTAACGGTACGACCCCATAAGGATTCAAAATGCCTGATTTTGGATTCATTGGCCCATCATATGAAGCCCCTTCCATCTATCAAGATGCACAGGAATGTATTAATTTTCGCCCTGAAATTGACCCATTAAAACAACCTGGTCAAAACGGCGTAGTTGCGTTATACCCAACCCCTGGGCTTACTAAAAAAGTAACTTTAAATACCGCCCCAATACGTGGTATGCGTACCATTTCAGGCGGTCAATACTTAATAGTAGTGTGCGGTGGATATGTGTATGCCATTAATTCATCGTTTACGTCTTACATAATTGGTCAGCTTAATACAACTACCGGCATAGTAGGCCTTACTGATAACGGTCAAAACGTTTACATTGTTGATGGTGCTTACCGTTACACATGGCGAATTTCTGATCCAAGTGCATCGAGTTTTATTGGCTCAATTTCAACAACTGTATTAAATGTAACCCAACTAAATAGCGGTCAAATTGGACTTAATCAACAACTTTTTGGATTGGGAATTAGTCCTGAAACCCTCATTATTGCTCAAGGAACTGGTTCTGGCGGTGCTGGAACATACTATTTAAACAATAGCCAAACAGTAGCTTCACAAGTAATGGGTTCAGCACCAGTTGCTGGGTTAATTAATGGTTCAATTTTGGGCAACGTTTTAACTGTTACAAGCGTAACAAACGGCACTTTATATCCAGGTCAAACTATAACTGGTGCTGGCGTAGCCAACGGAACAATAATTGTGTCTTATGGTGGCGATACCGTACTTAGCAATTCAATTATTATTTCTGGTTCTGGTTATTCTGTAAACGATATTGTTACAGTCAATGGTGGAATTTATAGCGTTCCAGCAAGTTATACGGTTACAAGCATTACCACCGGCGTTCAAACATTAGGTTCAATTACTGCTGGTTCTGGCTACACAAATGGCACTTATACAGGCGTTCAATTAACTTATGTAAGCGGAGCATTAGCCACAAGTTATCCAACTGCTAATATTGTTGTTGCTGGCGGGGTAGTTACTTCTGTTACTTTAGCAAGTTCTGGAGTTGGGTTTACCAATACTGGAACTGTTTTATCTGCAACTGCCGCTTCTATTGGTGGCACGGGTTCTGGGTTTAGTATTCCAGTTACTGCTTTAGCTAATGGAGCCGTTACAGGCTTGGCATTGACTAATTCTGGTTCTTCAAATGCTTATACCGTTCAACCTACAAATAATGTAAGCACTACAACAACTGGTAATGGTACAGGGTTAACCCTTAGTTTAAGTTTTGGAACTGGTATTGGTAGCACAGGAACCTATGTAGTTAGTGGTTCGCAAACAGTCAGTTCTGAGCCTATGTATGTGCTTAATTTTAGTGTATTGCCTAGTTCTGACGGCGCATTTAGTGGTGCTGATACCGTTGATATTGTGGACAACTACTTTGTTTATAACCGCCCTAGCACTCAACAATGGGGTTCGTCTAATCTACTTTCCCCCATTTCTAATCAACTAAACTTTAGTTCTAAGGATGGCGCACCTGATAATTTAGTGTCTATTATTGTTGACCATCGGGAAGTGTATTTAATTGGTGAAGCTTCTTCTGAAGTGTGGATTGATAGCGGATTATTTCCTTTTGCTTTCCAGCGTATTCCTGGCACTTCTACCCAGCACGGCATCGTAGCCCAATTTTCTGTTTCAAGGGTTGGCAATTCGTTTGCTTATTTGAGCAAAAACATTCGTGGCCAATCCCAAGTAATGATGATGAATGGCTATACGCCTACTCGTATTAGCACCCATGCCGTAGAAAACACTTTAGTTGACCAATACGTTGAAGATGCCGTAGCCTATACCTATCAAATGGAAGGTCATGAATGTTATGTGCTTACATTCCCTACGCTAGATTTAACGTGGGTTTATGACTTTACAACGGGAATGTGGCATAAATGGCTGGCAGTTGATAGTAAAAACGTTTTCCATCGTCATCGTTCAAATTGCCATGCTTTATTCCAAAACATCAATTTAGTTGGTGATTACGAAAATGGCTTAATTTATCAATTAGACCCCCAAAACTTTACTGATAATGGAAGCGAAATTCGGCGTTTGCGCCGTGCGCCCCATTTAATTAGTGATTACCAACGTCAATATTTTGATGAATTACAAATTTATTTCCAGCCTGGCACCGGTTTAAATGGAAATCTTACAACCATTGTTATATCTGGCAATGCGGTAGCGGCTACGGCTATTGCTGGTCAAGCCATTGCTGGAAACGGCCATGTAATAACAATAGGGGTTAACCCTCAAGCTATGTTGCGTTGGTCAGATGATGGCGGTTCTACTTGGTCTAATGAATATTGGGTAACTATTGGTCAAATGGGTGCTTATAAAAACCGTGCTATTTGGCGCAGAATGGGCCAAGCCAGGGATAGAATTTTTGAAGTAGTGGTTACAGACCCTATTAATGCCGTAATTATTGCCGCCAATCTTAAAGCAAGTGCTGGGGATAACTAATGGCAAACAATCAAAACAATGGCGTTTGGAATAGTACCCAAAACAACCCTTATCCACAATCACCTATGGTGGATGACCAAACCAAACGCCCAACTAGGGCTTGGCAACAGTATTTCTTAAATTTACTAAACTTTACTTCAGCTACTAATGCCACCAAAGGCACCGGAACGCTACCACCTAACCCAGTTGGCTTTATTAACATAACCGTTGATGGTCAACCATTTAAAGTGCCTTATTACAACCAATGAACCTTACAACTGCTGATAATTCTTTGCAAAAAGTGCAATTTCGTCAAGATATTATGACCGTACAAAACGGCCTTAATAAAATGATTGAAGATGGCGTTATTAAATCAACTTTAGAAGATTGCATTGTTAAACATTATTTTTCGCCAAAAGATGAAAAATATGGATGTTGCACTTATGCTAGAGAAATGTTAATTCCCAAAGGTACGCTAATTATCGGTAAAATACACAAACATAAGCACCTTAATATTATTTCAAAAGGAAAAGTAGTGGTTTACACCGAATTTGGTGAAAAGCACATGGAAGGGCCAATTACTTTTATTTCTGAAATAGGATTGAAACGTTCAGTTTATGCGTTAGAAGATACCTTATGGACAACTATCCATTTAACTGAATTTGTTGGCGAAGAAAATTTAGACAAGATTGAAGAAGAAGTAATATGCCCAAATTATAATCAAATGGGTTTAATTGCCTCTATTGATGAATTGGCTAAAATTGAAAATAAAGGAGCACAATTATGACTTGGGGAATGACTGCCGTTGCTGGCGCAACCGTTGTGGCTGGATATATGGGAAGCCAAGCCGCTGGAAGTGCGGCTAGTGCCTATGGAAATTCCGCAAATCAAGGTTTGCAATTTAATAGAGAAATGTTTAACACTATTAATGCCCAAAATGCGCCTTATCGTACTTTGGGTGAAAATGCCGCTAGTCAATATGGAAAATTTATTGATAACGGATATTTTACTGCCCAACCATCAATGAATGATTTAACCAGTTTAATGCCAAATTATGCGTTTGGACTAAAGCAAGGCATGGGCCAATTTAATGCTGGTGTTAACGCCGCTGGTGGCGCAATAAGTGGTAATGCTATTCAAGGCGGCCAACAATTTGCCCAAGATTATGCTGGCAATTCACTTCAAGGTGCTTTTAATAACTATCAAGCTAACCGTCAAAACGTTGCAAGTAATTTAAGTACGCCTATTTCATATGGATTAAATGCAAATCAAACGACTGCACAAGCTGGAACTGGTGCCGCTTCCAATGCGGCAAGTTTATATTCATCAATGGGCAATGCACAAGCCGCTGGCATTATGGGCCAATCCAATGCTATTACTAGCGGATTAAGCAATTTAAGTAATTACGCTATGTTATACGGTATGAAAAATGGTGCTTTTGGTGGTGCAACTCCAACCAAAACTACTAACTAGGAAAATATTATGGCTGAATTTAGTGCGGACTTAAACCCAAAAAGTAACAATATGTCATTAGGTGACATGATGAAAATGGGCCTTTATTCGGCTGAAACCGAAATTGCCAATAGACGGGCGCAAATTGCGGCAGAGCAACAAAGAGAAATGCCATTAATTCAAAGCGTAATGGCCGACCCTGACAACAAACTTGCTGATGGTTCTTTTGACATTAAAAAAATTACTCAAATTTTGCCAGCTATTGCCCCAATTACTGGGCCTGAATACGCAACAAAAATAGTAGGCATGACTAAAAATCATATTGAAGCTTCACAAGCTTTAAATCAAGCATCACAAGTAGAACGTCAAATTGTTGGTGGTGTTTATGCCGCCCATGCACAAGGTGGAACACAAGACCCAAATGCAGTTATTGCATCATTAAATGCTTTAAGAAAAGAAAATCCTAATTTAGATAGATTAGTTGGTTTAAAAATTGAAGCTTTAAAACAAATACCTGGCGGCCCTGAATTTAATAAAAAGCTTTATCAAGCTAGAAATGAAACTTTATCGCCAATTCAAGTTATTGACCAATTTGCGCCTAAAGCTGGAATGGCTACTATTGGCGGTGCTGAACGTCCAATTGTTACCCAACCTTCAGTTCGTGGTGAACAACCTACTGTTACCCCTGGTGGCTTTGGTGGTCAGCCAATTAGTGGTGGTACAACAACGCCTACTACTGGTGGCAAAACACCTAGTTTAATTAACTATGGAAGTTTGAAATATAGCGGCGAACCAGAATTAATGAATCTTAATACTGCTCAAAAAGAAGCAAGAGTAATTGGTTCACAAATGGTAGCTGATGCTCCATTAAATCTTAAAGCCGCACGTGATATTCAACAACCCATTAGAAAAGTTGAAGAATTTCTTGGTAGTGCAAGCGGTTCAAAACTTTATCAAAGCTTACAAGCGGCTGGTAAATGGACGGCTGGAAACGCTGATTATGATGCTTTGGTTAAAAACATTGCACAAGTTCAAGCTAGAAATGCTGAAACTATGGGCCTTACTAAAACTGACCATATGCAAGACCTTAATGCCAAGCTTTCCGGTAGTGAAAAAATTGATGCTAAAGCTTTGGCTGGTGTTATGCAACAAGTTAAAGGTGATGCCGTTGCCGCTGAAAAATACAATAATGGGTTACTTAAATTTGTTGAAAAACATGGCGATGTTAACGGTCAAATATTGGCTAAAAAGTTTCAATCTGCTTGGGCAGATAGTTATGACCCACGTATTTTTCAACGTCAAAACATAGAAAATTCACAATTATCTGAAAAAGAAAAAGATAAACGTATTCGTGAAATTGATGCCGGTATGTCACAAGAAGAATTTAAAACATTAGAAAATAAAGCTAAAATTCTTCATCGCTTGGAAAAGGGTTTATATCAATAATGGCCGACATATTAGATGATGAAATTCCTGGGTTTAAGTACCAGTATTTAGGGCCGTCAACTCCATCATCTAATGCTGGCGTTACGGTTCGTGCGCCTACTGATGCCGAAATGGCGGCTATTAACAAACCAAAAGTTAATGTAACTGACCTTACGCCTGACCTTAAAGAACGTGTAGATTTATTAGCCAAGCTTTGGAAAGAAGATACAGTTCTTAATCCTAAAGGTGAAGAATTACCAGTTATTAGCGGTTACAGGTCAAAAGAACAACAACGTCAGTTGTACCTTGACCGCCTTAAAAACCCCAATTTAGTAGCCCCGCCTGAAGGTAGCCGCCATGTAAAAGGCGAAGCTATTGACCTTCACCCACGTGTTCCAGATAGTTATTTAAGCCAAGTTGGTTTGCATCGTCCATATGGTGCAAAAGATATGCCGCACGTTGAAATTAATCTTAAAAGCGATTATCAACCTACGCCATATGACGTAAGCACAGACGAAGAAATCCCTGGCTTTCAATACAAATACAATCCAGCAAAAGTAACTGCCGCAGAAGAACTTGGCAATATGTTGCAAGATGCTAAAAATTATCCAAAACGGTTTGGCAAAGAAGTTGCATCATTGGCTGACGTGGCTTTAGGAAGTGCTCCAGCTATTGCACAATTTGCATTAGAGCCAGTTGCCAAGCTTGTTGACCGTGTAGGCAATATCAAAGTTGCTGAAGAAGCATTAACCAAAGCCACTAGCTTTTTTGATAAGCCAGTTGGTAAGTTTTTTGGCATTACCGATGATCCAGTTTATAAAACTGAAGGCGCACGTCAAATTCTTGACTATGCCGCTGAACATTCAGATAAAGGTGCCCAATGGGTAGCTAATAACACCGGAATGTCTAAATCTGATGCCGCCTGGTTTATCAATGCCGCTTTATTAAAGGCCGCACCTACTGCCGCACGTATGGCTAAAAAAACAGGCAATGTTATTGCTGAAAACGTAACCGCTGAAAATGCTGGTAATTTAATTTCAGAAGCTTTTGCAAAAGGATCAGCAACAAGCCCTTATGCAAATAAAATTGGATTTGAACAAGGTTATAGAGAAGGTGGAAGCCCTAGATATTTAGAAGCTTTAAAAGGCGAAAAAGGCACAGTTAACCCAACTTCAATACTTGAAAATTTTCAAACTAGCTTAAATAGTCTTAGAAAACTTAAAAATGATCAATACAATGCTGGAATTGAAAAAACACGTGGAAATCAAGTTTTTTTAGATTTTGAACCAATTCGTACTGCTTTTAATGAAGCTTCTAAAGATTTACGTTCTGAAAATTTAGGCGTATCCGCACAAAAAGTAAGCAATGAAACAATGGCTTTTCAGAAAAAAATTAATTCAATTATTAATGAATGGCAAAACAAACCTGAATTGCATACTGCCGGAAATTTAGATCATTTAAAAAGACGTTTGGATGATGAATATTCACCATCACTTTCTAATGAATCTAAAGCAATTCTTAGAAATACACGTAATTCAGTAAAAGATACGATTGTTAAACAATCGCCTGAATATGCAAAAACAATGAAAGATTATGAAGAAATTAATTCATTAATCCATGAAATTGAAGATACACTAAAATTAAAACAAAAAGATAAAGTTGATATTGCGGTTAATAGATTGCAACAACTTATGTCAACAAAGCATGGCTTAACCCGTCAAACTAGATTAGAACTTGCTAAAGAACTGGAAAAAGCCGGCGGTAAAAACCTTTTAGGTGAATTAGCTGGTTATTCATTAAGCAGTAATTTACCGCCTTCTTTAATGAATGTACCTATACCTATGTTAGCCGCACAATTAGGTGAACCAACATTATTAGCCGCTATGGCATTGCAAAGCCCTAAAGTTATTGGCTACGGTGCCTACGGTGCTGGAAAAGCCGCACGTAAAATTAGCGATATTGGCCAAGCCGCAAAAGCCCAGGTTGAAAAAGGCAAAACAAAATTAAGTGAATTAACTTCAAGGAAATAATATGGCAACGGTACTTTTATCCCCAGTAGGCAATAGCGGAATACCATTTTTTGATAACAATGGTGTGCCATTAAATGGCGGCTTAATTTATACGTATTTAGCTGGTTCTAGCACTCCACTAGCTACTTACACAACAAGCACCGGCAACGTTCTTAATGCAAACCCTATTGTTTTAAATAGTTCTGGACAACCAGCAAATGAAGTGTGGCTACAAACTGCCTATTCGTACAAGTTTATTATTCAAACTTCTAGCAACACAACCATTACTACGTTGGATAACATCTATCCAATCTTGCAAACTGCTAGTGCCAGCGTAACCATTCCTAGTGGATTAATTTCTATTTGGTCAGGTTCTACTGGCTCTATTCCTACTGGTTGGGTAATTTGTGACGGTAGCAACGGAACTCCTGATTTACGTTCAAAGTTTGTTATTGGTGCTGGCTCTACTTATTCTGTTGGCGCAACTGGAACAATATTTAACGTTGGTACTTCTACTCCAAACTACTACGCATTAGCGTACATCATGAAAACATAATGTCATGGCTGATTTTGAAATTGACCCTGTTAAATATGGCCAACTTTGGGAAAAGGTAGATCAACTTTCCAATAAGGTAGATAAATTAGAAAAAGGCATGGAAGAACTTTTAGCCCTTGCTAATAAAGGACGGGGTGGATTTTGGGTGGGAATGATGGTTGTGTCAGGCATAAGTTCAATGATTGGCTTTATTACACACTATTTCACATCAAAATGATTAAAAGCAAAACAATGTGGTTTTCTTTTGCGCTAGTTGTATTTGGCGCATTATTTGATAATTTCTCCTATGTTCAAAATATTATTGACCCTCGATACTATGGTGTTAGCCTTGTTGTTATTGGCATTATTACTGGTGTATTGCGCTTTATAACCACACAGCCTTTGGATGAGAAATGATAGATTATGCAAAACTGGCTATTATTAGTGCTATTTTATCTATTGCTTTCGGTAGTGGGTGGTGGATGGGCTATTCACAATATGTTGAATACAAGAAATCAGTTGAAATCGCCGCCAAAACGCAAGAAGCCCATGTTGAATCAATCCAAAAACAAAACCAACTTGTAACAAAAGGAATTCAAGATGAATATGATGCGAAGCTTGCTTTGTTGCGCCAGTATTACTCTAATGGGATGCACCAGCCTAGTACCGGTAGCGTGTCCGGCATTTCCCCAACCCCCAAGTTCTTTGATGCTAACGCCACCTACGCAGAACTTGCTGGAAATTGCGCCCAAACAACGCTAATGCTTGTTGAATTGCAAAAATGGATAAATGAACAAATAGGCATTAAATGAATAAAGACGAATTATCATCACGGGTAACTTTAATTGCTACGTACACCCTTACTTTTATTCTTTTGGCTATGGTATTAGTTATGTTAATAGGTTTATTTCATGACAGAGTAGATAACAGTAAAGTATTTGAAATAGTAGGCCCAGCGTTCCAAACCATTGTAGGTGGCTTTATTGGTCTTATAACTGGCATCAAGATTGGCTCAAATGAATAGCGAACAATTAAAAGCCCTTGGTTTGGGCCAACAATGGCTTGAACCATTAAACGAAACGTTTGCTAAATACGATATTTCTACCCCTAAACGCCAGGCGTGTTTCATAGGGCAAACATTGCATGAATCTGGCAATTACAAATTTACTAAAGAAAATTTAAACTATTCAGCCAAAGCATTAATGGCAACCTGGCCAAGTCGATTTCCTACCATTGATGTTGCAACGCAATATGAACGCCAACCTGAAAAAATAGCCAGCAAAGTTTATCTTGGGCGTATGGGTAATGAAACCCCTGAAGATGCCGCCAAATTTATAGGACGTGGTTTAATTCAAGTTACCGGTAGGGAAGCGTATAAGCATTGTGGGGAAGCTTTAGGAATAGACTTGATAGCTACCCCTCAACTATTAGAAGAACCTTGCTACGCCGCTTTATCGGCTGGCTGGTTTTGGAACAAAAAGAACTTAAACGCTTTGGCTGATGAAGGCACAAGCAGTTCTTTTCAAACAATGACACAACGTATTAATGGTGGATTATTAGGTTTAGATGACCGAAAATCTAAGATGATTGAAGCACTTAAAGCCCTAGGTGGACAAAATGCATAGTGAAAAACACGAAGAATTTGAATCAAAAACAACGCAAAAGCGTGAAGATAAACAAATGATTACATTACGCAATGGCGTATATGAACTCAAAAAAGAACTTAAAAAACATGAAAATGAGCCTATGAACAAGGCCCACCCCATGAAAAAGTAATTACCGAATACGGGCTATTTTTGCTTTAAATAATATTTGTTCGTATTGTTCTTTTGCCGCATCATCAAGATTGCGTAATGGAAGGTTTTGGTAATACTTCCATTTATCGCGATATTCTTGCAATTCTGAAGGCGGTACCCAGCCCTGTAAACGCCATCTAATGGTTACATCTGTTCCTGGTGCCGTCCATATATATTCGTTCATTCTTTCCTCGCTATCATCATTGCATCGGCAACTACATAAGAATATTCGCCAACCCATAAACCTATATTTTCTATTTCTGAACTTCTTTCATCGCAACGAGTAATAATTGCTTGCATAGCTTTAGCCGCAAAATAATCACGTAAATCCATGCCCTCGTTGTAATAAGATTTATCTAATATTGGAAATACTTTCATAAGCTATATACCCCTATTCTGAATCCATAAGTTACTACAACAATAACGGCAATTACCGCCCCCAACAACCCACCTAAAATAATGTCTTTCATTTGTTTTCCTTAATTGGGTGACCAGCCAAGGTCTTTTTAGTCTTTCCACCACGTGTAATCAAGCTGAATAGTGTCAATGGCTGGTCGTAGATTATTTGGATGTTACTTTTAAAGTAATAATGGCAATTGTTTTGGTGTGCTTGGCAATCAATTCTGCTGGCACATTGGCTTCTGCAAATACTGCTTTGTTGTCAACGGTTGCACGTTGGGATAGGGTAACGCAAGCTTTAAACAAGTTGCCCTCAACGTGGCCTTCTGTTTGTTTAAGTTCGTTTTTGATAATTTCTGCCTGTTTTTCTAGGTCAGCAATTTGAGCCAATAACATACCTAATTGGTCAACTTGATTTAATTTAATGTCCATTGCTTTCATGTTTTTTCCTTTAATTTAACCACCGAAACGTTTCGGTATTAGTAATTTACTAAAGAAAACTTCACTACGCAACAATTATTTACTAGGGATATACCCTAATATGTAAAAAAACAACAAGGCGTGAATTTAACAACTGTTACTAATTGGGTGGAAACTGGAAAAAAACCCAAATTGTTGCATCCTTCAATGTCCAGTTAACCGCCTTTTTATTACTTGTGATTGTTTTTTAATTGCCAAAATTCTAGCAATTTAGTAAACATTAGCCAATAGCGTTCTATATCCAGCGGATCATGTTCTACCACTTTAACGCCAGTAAACTGGGTAATACCGCCAACCATTTTGTAGCCCACAAAGACATTGGCACACCTGGCTTTAGGCATCCCAAATCCCATACGGTAACCAGCCAATTGCATCCCATGTTCTGAATAAATTTCAGCTTTGGAAATATCTTCTGTTTCCTTGGTCTTTATGTCAATTACTACGCCATCAAAATCATGCCTTGATTTAGCCACTAAATCGGCCTTACCGCCGTACCCAAGGGGATGGGCAAAAGATAGTTCGGCCAATAGCAAAAGTTCCCCAAAATGGGCTTTAATGGCTTCCTCAACGGGCCGACACATTGGAAGGGTTTCCGGTATTAATTCGCCTTCAAAAAACGATTGGATGATGGCATGAATAGACGTTCCACGGTCAGCGGCTACACGGCCAGTTTGTTTGGAATCCATCATGACACGTTCCAACCAGGATTGTTCTGGTTCGCCAGTTTGGCGTGGAAGCGTTAACGCTGATAAAAGAACTTGTTGTTGTTTCCAAGTGTCTAAGCCTGGCTTGGCCGCAACACTTAAAATTGTAGTTACACTAGGACATAAATTTAGGGCACGTGCATCACGTAGCGTTGTGCCCCTTAATTTATTATTTTTTCCAACCACGTTGTATGCCGGTTGTCCTTCACGTGTGTACCAATGACCGCTTTCCGATTGCCGTTCTTTGATTATCATTCTTTTGGTTTTCTTCCTCTTTTTGGTTTTTTTTCATCTGTATGAATGTCATATTCATATTCAGTTGGTTCTTTAAATTTAATTTCTATTTTTTGAATTGGTTCTTCTTGGGCTGGCGTAACTATCAAAACTTTGCTTTCATAGTCACCGCACCAATCGTGCTGGGTTTTGTTTTGGGTAGTTGGGTAACGTTTACACAAACCATAGGTATCGTTTACGGTACCGGAATACCATTTACATTCAATACATTTCATTTAAGTTCCTAATTGATTAAGGATTAAGTTCCTACTATCAGAATCCAACGCTTTATCCGCACATTCACGAATAATGGCGTTGGTAAATTGTGACAAATCTTCAATGCTGAACCCAATTATTTCCTGTTCTTCATCATAGCCAACGTCCTGAGTTGTTTTCAGGGTATAGGTTTCAGTCAAAATACATTTAATAGCTGGGTTCATACATTTCTCCTTTTAAAATGGAATATCGTCCAATTCTTCATCGGACAGTTGATTAGATACTGGTGCGTTTGGTTCAAAAGTATTGCGGTATTCCGCAGATTTCTTAATAACCCCTTGCATACCTTCTGAAAGCTTTTCAAACTTAGCTTGGTCAAATGGTTCAAGAGTAAAAATCATTACTTCATTTACGCCAACTGGTTCACCCAGTTTTTTCAATGCGGCTGGCACTTGACTAACGCCAGATACGTTTGCGTATTCTTTACCTTCATAACTAGAATGAGTAATGTTAACCATGCAAAATTTGCCTAGCAAGACTTCTAGGTTAAAACCATCTAATTCTGCTTGGGTAAATGCTTTGCCCCGCCAAGCTTCTAAATCCTTACGTAGCGTAGCTTTTTCGTCCAAGGATAGCGTGTAGCGTTTAGATACAATTAGCGGCTTACCTTCAGCGGTTTGCAACGGCTGGCCATCGTTATCTTCACCATGCAATTCAAACATAGTAATAATTTTGCGTTGCATCTTTTTCTTACCCATCCATTCGGTAGTTTGCGTACCGATGTCAATGATGCGGTAAAGGCGGGCCATGAAGCTACCGGCTGGCGGTAATTTAAAATCGCCACCAGTACTGGGGCTTTGTTTTGCAATAATCATTTTTTTTCCTTTGTCAATAAGTTTCTTACCACGGTACGGCAATATAAATTTGCGGCCGCACCTTCTGATTCACTAATTTGAAGCCTTGTTACATCCTTAAATTCAGGATTAAAAACTTTTAAAGCACGTGCCAATAAATCTAATTTACTGTTTGAATTAATTTTATTTTCTGTTACTTGACGAATAAAAGCATGGGCTATATTTGGCAAATCATTAAATTTTTGTGTACATAAATTTCCATACAATTCTTTAATGTATTGTTGGTTATAACCATCAAGAATTAGGCAAGTAGCCGCACTTCTAACCATTGCTGAAGAATAAACTTTTATGTTTTTTCCGCAGTATTCAACCAAATTATTAGAAACTTCACCTACACCAGTATTGTAAATTTCAAGGCATTGTTCTGCACTTGTGAGTGATCCGCTATAACAAAGCCTGGCTAATACACGACAAACTTCTGCGGTTTTAGGTGTGACGCCTGTAAGGTCAGACAAAGTACGTTTAATACCGTTATCCAAGACCTTGTAAGCTTCATTAGAAACGCCTGTAACTACAAGCATAGGAATAGTCATGTCAGCTTCAACAATCGCTTCTAAACGATGTTGGCCATCAATAAGTTTTCCTAATTCATTAAATGCAACGCCTTGATGGGTTGTGATCCATTCGCCACGTTTCATCATGTTTGCAAGACCAGTTACCCACCAACCACGTTTATTGCGATTGTCAGTATTTAATTCAAGCATTGTTTTTGCCATTACTGGCGTAACGTTAACAAGTTGGGTTGCTAAATTCATTTTGCACCCCCAAATATTGATCCAAAATCGTTGATCACATCACGTAACAATGGGTTAACGTGGCTATTTCTTAATTTGCCACAAGCCGCACGAATAACTGCAATATCGTCAAGGCTTGCATAGTCATGCTCAATATTTTCTAACGCTATTTCTAGGCGTTGTTCAAATTCATTCATTACTTCTGCCATTTCATCCATGTTTGCTACTCCTTATTTATCACGGCACTATTGCCATACCATCAAATGTAAAGTAAAATTTAGTGAAAGTAAAGCAAAATTCACAAAAAAAGGAAAATAAATGACTGATGCACAACTAATCGACCTATTAGGAAAGCCAGCAAAAGTGGCAAAGCTATGTGGCGTAACGGTTCAAGCGGTGTGTCAATGGCGCAACAACAATTCAATTCCAGCCGCACCCCTGATGTTGATAGCGGCCACAATTGAAAGGGAATCGCATGGCCTAGTTACTAGGAAAGACCTTTTTCCTAATACTTGGCAAATTATTTGGCCGGAGTTGCAAGCAATAAATTTGTGATATAGTTTACTTATTGCGATATGGAAACCGCACAAGTAAGAACCCCTTAATGGGTGGATTGTTCTGATTTAATTAAATGCACTTGAACCATTTAATTAGATTAGTTTCCATACAATCTACCTTTTAAGGGGTTTTTTGTTTCCTATTTGCAATCGTTCTGATTGGGGATTCACCACCACCAGCGGTCAGAATAGAAGCGTTACTGGGGGATCAAAGGATGCAATAGCGCAAAGTAGGTGGCGAAGATAGTGCCTACTCCTTGAACGACTGTCGGGTTCTGTGGCTCC